CCTCGATCTCGGCGAAGCTGAAGGACGCTGTTGATTTCAGCTTGGAGCTGGACGCGCGCGGCGCGTACAACGACGGCATCATCCTGCTGTCCCCCAGCACCCCGCTGACCACGACCACGGGTACCGGCTCGCTGGATGACAACACCCTGTTCGGTGGCGCCACCCAGACCGGAGCCGCGGCGCAGCTGCACGTATGGGCGCTGGATGGTGGCACTACCCCGTCGGCCGCGATCAAGATCCAACACTCGACGGACGGCACCACCTGGACCGACCTGGCTACCTTCAGCTCGGTCAGCGCGACCGGGAGCCAGCGGATCACGCTGCCCTCGACCACCGTGGTCAACGCGAAGGTGCAGGCGATCTGGACGTTGACCGGCGCACCGACCGGAGTGCAGGTGCTGCTCGGGTTCGCGCGCGGCGTCAACCTCGACGTGTGATCCATGCCGGACTTCGAGTCCGAGGCGGCATGGCGTGACTGGGTAGAAGCGGTTTGTACGAGTACGACGCATTTCGCGCAGGAAGGGATCGCGGCAGTCAAGAGAATGCTTGACCCGAAAAATGCCATGGAAATGGATTGTCGGGTAAAGAAGCATCCTGACTGCTGCGTTCTCTGCGCGCTCAATGAAGACTGCTCCCGTATACCTATGCATGTGCGGTGTCGCTGTGTCCCGGAAATGTACTTCAAGTTCGAAACCACGGTCTAGGAGTCGAAGGATAAACCGAATGCCTGACACCAATGTCGCTGAAGTACCAGAGCTGGAGTTGGACCTAGTGGAGGATGAGGCAGTGGAGGACGAGGGGGAGTTCGAACTCGTCACCAACGCCCGTCAGCTAGCTCCGCCACCGTCGTTGCGGACGGAGAAGGTCACGCTGAAGGATTGGCCGACCGTCTCCGGTAAGCCCGCTCGATTCATTCTCTGGGAAATGACCGCGTCCGACTACGAAGATTTCTTCGATGCCGGACGTATCTACAAGGATGGTTCGTTCGTTCGCTACAGCTCCAAGTTCGAGGACATCCGCTTCCTGGCCTGGACGGTGCGTGACCAGTACGGCAACCGTCTTTGGCCGACCGTCGAGGCCGCGAAGGCTCAGCTCGGCGGAGTGGGGCGCGCCAGCCTGAACTTGCTGCTGAACGCCGCGAACCGGGTCAACAGCGCCAAAGTGTCGAGTTCCGGGGGAAACTCCGACTAAACCCAGATGAATTGGTGGCCTACGACCTAGCGTGGGCACTGGGTTTTGCACACCCCGACATTCTGCGCGCTCAGTTGTCTAGGTCGCAGTGGTTGGGTTGGTTGGAGTGGATGATCGTCCGTGGCCCCATCGGTCCGCAACGCAACGATTTCTACACCTCGTTCATGGCGCGGTACTCAGGCAGTTCCTATAGCCCAGAAGCAGGCATCGAAATCTTACCTATGCCGTGGGACGAGTCCAATCCTGACAAATACAGAAAATAGCGGGGGGAGTGCGTCGTGGCTGTAATCCATCTGGATGTAACGGGCGATTGCACCGGTGCTGTTCAGGCGCTACAGAACACGAGCGCAGCCGTCGATCAGCTCCACGGCGCGCAGGCGACTGTCGGCGTCCGGGTGCAGGGCGGTTCCGACGCCGCGGACGGCATCAACGCCGTCACCGCCGCCGGCCGTGAGCTGAACGGCACCGTGCTCACGGTCGGCGTGGACTCCAGCGCGGTGGCGACGGCTTCCGGCGACTTGAGCGGGTTCCGGGGTGAGGTGCGCGGGGCCTCGCGCGACCTCGAATCGATGGCCGGCAGTCGCGCGTTCAGCATCTCCGACGGTGGCTCGGTCAGCGGCATGGCACGCGAGCTGGTGTCGGCGAACGTCGCGTCGGCGGGCCTGACGGACCGGATGGGGCAGCTCGGCCACGCCGCCGGTGGAGCCGCGTCGGGGGTCGACACCACGACCACCTCGATCGGGCAGCTTTCCTCCGGGGGCGGGGAAGCGAGCGCGAACCTCGACGCGATGACCAGTTCCGCGCAAGGGCTGGAGCGCCGCCTCGGTTCCACCACTCAGGTGGCCAAGGACGCGCGGATGGAGCTGAACGCGCTGGCGGGAGCTGGTGGCGGTAGCGGTGGTGGGCGCGTCAATGCCGGCAGCCTCGACAGTCTTCCCTCCTACACCCGAACAGCTGCCGCTGACTACGTCCGTTCGGGCGTTGGTCCCCCCAGCGGCGGCCCTCCCGGTGGAGGCGGTGGAGGCGGCGGTGGAGGCGGCGGTGGAGGCGGCGGTGGAGGCGGTAGGGGTCCCACCGGCAGGGGTCCTGCGGACGGCTGGACAGGCGAGTTCGACAAGCTCGGCGGTGACGACGGAGAAAAGGGCGGCGGTATCGGTCGCCAGTGGGATAACGCTGGCCGCATGGGCCTCATGGCCGGTGCCGTCGGTGAAATGATCGGCGCCGGGGCTGGCCTGCTGGCGGTCAACGAGGCCATCAAGGCCACGCCAGGGCTCGCCTACGCCGCCAATGGCGCGATGCAGCAGTTCACCAGGGGCGTGCAGTCCACCGCTATGGCCGCCATCGGTGAGGGCGTACCGGCACTCCATAACCTGGGCGCCGCGCTGAGTGGGCTCGGTAAGGAAGTCGGCACCGTCGGCGCCCAGCAGATGGGCAACGTCGTCGGTGGCATGACCGAAATGGCGGGCTCCGCCACCAGCGCCCTGCATAACCTGGAGCCCGCGATCGGGCCAGCGGTGCAGGGCGCGGTCAACCTGGGCAACGCCATTATCAATGGCATCGGGAATCCCGCCGCCGTCGCCGCGATCAAGGGCGTCGGGGAGTCGCTGCAGCAACCCGGAATCGCTACCGCCGTCAGCGATCTGACCGGCGGAGCGCTGGCCGCGGGTGGTGTCGTGACGCAGGTCGTCGCGGACGCCACCGGAGCGCTCGGCGGGCTGCTGGAAACGTTCGGGGGCCAGGACGCGGGCGCGCAGGCCGCGCCCTCACTCGTCGGAGCCGCGGCGGGCGCCTTCGGACTTCGGAAGGCGTTCGGCGGTGGCGCCAAGGGCATCGGAATCGCGGGTGTCCTCGGGGGCGTGGCCGCGGGACTCGGCAGCTATCAGCAGGAACAGGGACAAGATCCCACCGCTGGCGTTTTCTCTAACATCGGTGGCGCCGCGCTCGGCATGAGTGTAGCTGGCCCCTGGGGCGCATTACTGGGCGCGGGCGCGCAAGCCGCTGACGTGGGTATCCAGCAGATCCCCGGATCTGGCGACGCCGGCAAGATGTTCGCCGACGTGACAATGGGCGCCGGAATCGGCGCCGGTATCGGGTCGATTATCCCCGGAGTGGGCACCCTGGCGGGTGGGCTTATCGGTGGCACCCTCGGCGCGGGTGCGGGTCTCGTTCAGGCCTACCAGGACCATCGAGACCAGACCGGCGGGTTCACTCCCGGCAGCGTGAGCGCTGGCTCGGATGGCGGTGGCGCGTTCCCCACCGACACCGCGCCGGGCAAGTACGGCTGGAGCAAGGACGATCAGGGCAAGTTGACGCCCTCCAGCACGCCCGGCGGTGGCGGCGGCCAGGTAGCGGGTGGCCCGCCGGTCTCGACGCCGACGCTCTACGGAACGAACATCGATCCTTCGGCGATCCCGTCCAGCATGATCGCCCCGGACAAGCCGGTGGACATTCCCGCGGGCGGAGGCGCTGGCTCGAAGGGCCTTCAGGGCGGCTCGGGCGCGATGGTGTCGCAGCGCGAACTTCAGCAGCTGGGCGTGACGGGGGCGACGACCAGCAACGGCCTACAGCAAACCCAGACTGCGGCCACGGCCGCGAACTCCTCGCTGTCCAGCTTGAGCAACGGCGCGGTGAGCGCGGCCAACCCGCTGCGGCAGGTCGGGCAGTCGGCCAGCTCGGTGTCGCAGCCGATGGCGCAGCTGAGCCAGAACGCTCCCCGGGCCAGCCAGGCGCTGCAAGCCGTTGGGCAGAGCGCCACCGCTCTGCAGAGCCCCATGAAGGCCCTGCAGGCCACCGCCGCGCCGGCCATGGACTCGATCCAGCAGCTACCCCAACAGGCCAGCCAGGCGCTGAACACGGCCAGTTCCTCGGTGGCCTCTGGCGGCTCCAAGATGGGTGGGGAGATCCCGAAGGCGATGGCCAGCGGGGTCACTCAGAACACCAGCCAGGCTTGCGACGCGACGGCTGAGATGGCCGCGGCGGCGGCGAAGTGTGGAGCCGCGGCGTTGAACGCGCACTCTCCCTCGCAGACCTTCGTCGATCTTGGTGTCGGCATCGGCGACGGCCTGGCGATCGGTGTGCGGGATTCCGCCCCGACCGCGACCGCGGCGGTGGCGAGCGCGATGCAGAGCGTCGTCGCGGCCGGGCAGGCGGGTCTGTCGGCGGCTTCGCCGTCCGGTCAGTTCAAGGCGATCGGGCAGACCGCGATGACCAACCTGGCTGGCGGAATGCAGGCCGCCGCGACTCCCGCGGCGGCGGACACCGCTCGAACGGCACAGGCCGCCGTGCCGCCTCAAGCTCACATCGGGTACGCGGCCGAGTCGCGGGCCCGCGAAGAGGCGGACAAGAAGGCGAATCAGGACAAGCGCGACCAAGCCAGAAAAGATCAAGACTCGATCATGCGTGGGACGTTGGACAAGCATGATATCGCGCGTCGCGACGAGGAGCAGAAGATCCTCAGCAAGGACCCGAAGGATCGTACGCCGGCCGAGAATGACCAGCTCCGCCGCGATTCCGCCTTCGACGCGAACAAGCAGGGCTTGCTCGATCGGGGCATGACCCGGGACTCCGCTCAACGCAAAGCCACGCTAGAGGATACCCACAACAGGCACGCCGATGATCTGCGTGCGGGGCGTGATGATGCCTCTGCCGCGGCCAGGGCGCGTTCCTTGTACGGACCGGGGGCGGACGCTCAACGGTTCCGGGACTCTTCGCACAACGTCGCTCCGCGCGACCAGCACACCGCTAACCAGCAACGCGCGCAGTTCGGTGTGCAGCACGGTCTGACCCCCAACGCCGCCGGCAACGTGATGAGCGGTAGCCAGTCGCTGTCCGACGCTCAACACGCCGCCCAGCAAATGGGCCAAGGTGAAGGTAGCGGCTACGCGCAGGGACTCGCGGGCGGGATGGACAAGGCCGGAGGTCAGGTCGGCGATTCGGCCGGCAAACTCGGTCAGGGTGCCATCGACGCCGCGAAGAAGAAGACCAAGACGCACTCCCCCTCCATGGTGTTCTACGACATTGGTACTGGATTGGGTGAGGGCATGTCCCTTGGCCTGACTCAATCCACCACGTCCGCGTTCGCTAGCTACGATCCGGTCTCCGCTATCACCGCGTCGTTGGGCAGCGGACTCGGGACGGGAATTCAGTCCGCGTCCGATGGTGTCATGGGTATCGCCTCCAACTCAGGTCTGCAGGTCGGGTATGTGTGGGCGGGCAGCATGGTATCGGGGGTTAACTCGGTACTGAAGACTGCCGACTACCAGTCGATCTCTACTCCGCAGATCGGCTCAGCGTTGGCGAAGACGGCGTTGGGTGCCGACGGATTGCTGGGTCCTGCCGGTTCGGGAGGGGCTATCCCGGGCAATGCAGCGATCACAATGGGCGCCGGTACAGCGGCGGTTCCTATCGTGAACAATCACGTGTACATCGACGGCACGGAATTGCGCACGATGACCCGGACAGAGATCGAGACGGCTCTTAATTCGCTGTCCGATTCTATTCCTCAGCAGGTCGGATGATCGGATTGGCATCTTACTTTTTCAGGTGAGGTGCCAACCTGGTCTATCAACTTTATAAGGAGGCTTGATGGCTGCTCTGACGGTCTCAGTTCTCCGGCCGAACAGTACGCCTCAAGCAGGTACGGGTGTCACTATCACGGGTGCCGGTTCCGCGAGTACGGTGTTGGCCGATAACTCTGACGCTACCTACATTTCTATAAATGGATTGTGTCGGCTGGACTCGCAGGTTTTGCGGGTCGGTTTCCCGACGCCGACCATTCCCGCTGGCGCCAAGGTTTATTCGGTAGGACTTCGTCGCAGGACTTTTACGCAGGTCGCGTCCACTCCTGCTCCCACTATTCCGGTGTGCAACCACTGGCTCCGGTCGGTGACCGGCACTATCTCCATCGCCGGGCAGGTCCAGGACATCCTGAAGTACTTCTTTAACAGCAACTGCCCTACCTCTCCTCCAACCGCCCCGACTGTTCCGGTGTGGATCGAAGAGAACCTCGGGACGTTCCTCACAGGGCCGGGGGGGCAGCCGTGGGACCCCACGACCAACCTAGTGGGGCTGACCTACGACATCGGGCGTGATGACGCCAGCACTACCACCACGTTGAGCGTGAGTGCGGTCTACCTGGACATCACCTACCAGCAGGCCAGTTCGATCACTGTCACCGGGCCAACGGGCACCGTCAGTTCAACGCGTCCCACGGTGACCTGGACCTACGCGAGCCCGGATTCGCAGCCTCAGGCGGCCTCCAACGTCGCGGTGTACACCGCCGCCCAGGTGGCCAGTCTCGGGTTCGCGCCGTTCGTCACGGTCCCGATCCAGACCTCGGGGGTCACCCTGGGCGAGAGCTTGTCGTGGACGCTTACCAGCGACCTCACGGACGGTACCTACTCCGCATACGTTCAAGCGTTCTCGCAGTGGTCGGGGTCGGGTTCTTTCCCGACGGCGGTCTCCTCGACGACCTGGACACGTCTGGCCACTCCCGCGAGTCCTCCGCCCGCCGCGGTGTTGGACAGCGCGGTGTTCGACGTGACCAACAACCGGGTGCAGCTCGTGTTCGAGCCGGGGGGTACCACTCCGGCGACGACCGCGTTCTTGGTGCAGGCGTCTCGGGACAACGGCACGAGCTGGACCGCGATTCCGAGTCTCTCGTATCTGTCGGCGAACGGAATGACTCCCCTTACGGTGTACGAGTACACGGCGCCGCTGAATGTTATTAGCCAATATCGAGTCATCGCCTACAGCGGGACGGTACTGGTGGCGGCGCAAGCTCCTTCGAATGTCCTGTCGGTGACCCCGACGGGAGACAAGCACTGGCTGAAGAACCCGAGCAATCCGTTGCTTAACACGCCACTACCGGTCGCGGTCTCGAAGAGCGACACCGGAATCAAGGTCACCAAGCGCCGCACGATGGGTACGTTCTTCCCGCTCGGCAGCGACGGGTCGGAGGCGTTGCCGTTCATTGTCGGGGGTCCGACACACGGCGATGAGTACGAGATCGAGCTGTTCTTCGAGCTGGATGACCTGACAAACGTCTGGCCCATCGTGGATGAGCTGGACCGCACGGGCGGCACGCTGCTGTTGCAGAAGCCAGATGGGTCGCAGGTGTGGGTCGCCCTGGGTCCGGGCGCCAGCGGCCAGGACACCACGGAGAACTACAACGCGCTGCCGGGGGTGCCCACGAGGGTCCAATGGCGTCGGCGGAAATTGACAATGACGCAGACGCGTGTACCCGATTACTTCTAGCCGGACAGGGACTGCTGATGCAAGGACGTACTCCGGATTTTGACGCCACCGCGCGGAAGCCTCATACCGCTGTTTCCCGAGTTGACGTTATTCAGAACGGTAAAGTCGTAGAGTATCTCCAGGTACATGCTGGCATCGTGACGGCGGATCGAACCGCTGCGCTGATGCGTAGTATCCAGGTAGAAGTCAGTGATCCGAATAAGGTCCTCACTCCGCTGGGAATGACGTCGCAGCTCGCCCCCTTCGGTACGCGTATGCAGGTATGGCGGGGGGTGCGGATTAAGAGCACTGAGATAGTGACCGCTTCCTACGGTGCGGCGAATCCATGGACTCCGTTGACTCCGACGGGGGTGATGAACGGCGTGAAAATCGACACTGACGGTGGTCTCACGCTAGGTCCGTGATCAACGCCTTTATGGCCGAGTCCAGACGGGAGGAAGGTAGCTATACATGACCGCATACGCATTAAACGGTACTCCCCCCCTGGGCGGTGGCTCGACAGTCGGTGGGTTCATGGGCCTTAAGGCTGGCATCTACTCGATACGCATTAACAGTGTTCATTACACTATATTTCATTACTATCCCGACACTAACACTTTCGCCATTTCTTGGTACGTCAACAGGGTGGCGGGTGCCACCATGTCGGGCGGTAGCGCGATGATTCCAACTCCGCTGCGCTCGGGCGCGCCAGCCGCATCCGCAACGGCGGCGCAAAACGGCTCGGTGACATTTTCAGGAACTGTAGTAACCCTGCAAACTCTAGGTACGGGTGGCAGCGGCTACGGCTCCGACACCCAGATTTATCAGCCCCCACTTGATGTCACACTACGCCCCGGTGAAGCGTTTTATACGAATGGCTGGGTTGGCAACGCCACCGCCACCCCCACCTACGCCATCTTGCCCACCATATATTTTGAAGAACTGCGACTCGACTGGGCCGCCTAGTGGCCTCGACAAGGAGGGGTAGATAGTGGCGGCACAGATCCAGTTTTTAGACATGAGCGTGTCAGTCACCCCGCCTGGCGGATACAGGGAGCCGCTGCCCGTAACTCTTGGGCCAAACTGGCAGCCGAACGATATTCGACTGGTGTTCGTTACTGGTTCTGGGTCTGACTCGGGTAGCGATACCGCCCTGGAAATGGTCATGTACCCCGACCCACCGACTACCTTTACCGCTGCGTATACGAGGAACGTCGGGCACGACACTCACGGGGTCTATTACCGTCGACTCGTGTCGGGGGATGCGGACACTTCGATCGCGTGGGTCAAGCCCGCGTCGTGGCGTCATTTCATGTTTGGGCTCCTAACTGTTCGTGGGGTTAGCCCCAGTACTACTCCTGCGGCGGGGTCGTTGTCGTTCTCTCAGGTTGAGGGTGCTACGACCGTCACGGTCAGTTCGGTGACAGTGCCGAATGCCGGAACGATGGTCATGTTCGGGGGAAGCGTGGCGCTGCCGCCCGGCGGTAGCGCGTGGCCGGCTTGGCCGGTGTCCATGGGTGTCCCGACTGGATGGACAGCCATGGTTGCAACCGACAAGTCGGGGGCGCATTTCTATCAATACGACACGAACCCGAGCATCGTGGTGGTGGGAAAGTCGTATTCTACTTCGGGGTCAACTGGATCAGTGGCGTTCCCGACTGCACAGGGCGCTCCGGCGTACACGGGTCTTTATGCATTTTTGACTCCGGGCGCTGATGCTTCCGTGGCGGTAGGAGCGGCGTAGCTTACCCACGTGCTGTATTACGCTCCCTCGCTCGAAGTGATTATTGCTTTCTCGTGTACCCGTTAGCACTGATTGGATGCTTCGTGGCAAATTTTGTTTTCCCGTGCGCAAAGGGTCGATTCGTCGAGAAGTATTCACTGCTGACCGGCAGCGACAACATTGTCGTGGTACTGCTTCTGTCCTCCGGCCTTCAAGCGGACGCCACGCTCGCCGGCTACACGAACCTGGCCACCTTGTTAGCGGCCACTAGTGATGAGGCGACTTTCACGAACTACGCGCGCATCATCTTGGCCAGCGGCAACATCACTATCACCACGACGACCACCGTGACCGTCGCCTTGACCGGCAACCTGGTGTGGAACTCGGCCGGAGGTGCGGTGAACAACACCCTCGGCGCACTTCTGACGTGCTACCGCCCGACGTCGGGCTCGGCGGACTCCGCGATCATTCCAATGACCAAACATGATTTCAGTACGACGACAGCGGGCGGGAACCTCACCGGTACCGTCACCACGATCGCTACGGCGGCCTGAGTCATGGCCGAGACCGATACCGCCGCGGTGATCACCCCCAGTCTCTCGACCGCCAGCACCTTCGCCATCGGCCCCGCTAGTGAGATCGATAGCGGAGGGCCGGCCTACAACACCTTGTTCGGGTACTGGGTCAGTGATCCACTGCTGTTGCCCGGTACCCCGGTGACCGCTTCGGTGGTGCGCTGGAACGCAACGGTGCCGGCGAACACGACGCTCACGGTCGAGACCAGCATCAACAACGGCGCGAGCTGGGACCTGGCGACAAACAACTTCCCGGTCGCGCGGCTGTACGAGGGCGATACGACGACGCGGTTTGTGCTGACTCGAATCACCCTGACGCGTCTGACGGCGGGGACCACACCCCCGAAAGTCACCTCGTTCGAGATGAGTGTCTCCCTGGATGCGAGCACCGACGAGATCGTTCCGTTGGGTCACGGCATGATCGACAAGGTCACCGTCAAATCCGTCGCTGGATCTTCAGGGTCGGGTAGTTCCACGAGTGCCCCGTCGTCGAGCGGCGTCATTGGAAAGGGTGGCGGACAAACCGGGGGCGCTACCTCCATCATCGTACATGTCACCGACCTAAGCCGGGCTATCAAGAGAAATGTCTGGCAGGAGCCGTACACGCTGGTAGCGGGCCTGAACTACGCCGACGCCGCTAAGGCTATGGTGTTGAACAGGCTGCCGTCACAGAAAGACTTCTCTCTTTCTTCTACCACACGCGTACTGCCCGATGTCGTCGTCTATGGGATGAACCAGGGTGGCGACCCGTGGCAAGACATCATGGAGCTGGCGGCCGCGATCGGATTTGAGGCGTACTTCGATCCATCGGGCGTATTCGTCTTCCGGCCGGTGCCGGATCCGACTACCGGTGACCCGGTGTGGGTATTCGATGAGGACTCGAACCCGTTGGTCTCGGAGGTTTCCCGGGAGCTGAGTGACGAGCAGACGTTCAACCATATCGTTGTCATCGGTCAGTCAACTTCCTCGGCGAACGCGGTCAACGCGGAAGCCTTCGATAACAACCCGAACTCCCCGACTTACATTCTTGGGCCTTACGGGCAGGTGTCGGAGCGATTGACATTTTCGCTTATTACGACCGCTGACCAGGCGCAAGATGCCGCTAACGCGATTCTCAATAACTCCCTCGGAGCATCCGACACGGCCACGATGACCGTGGTTCCCCACCCCGCGTTGGAGCCGGGGGACATTATCAAAATTAAGATCGGGAATGTGAACGTGGATGGAAACTACATGATCAATTCCATGACTACGTCACTGTCCTCCGCTGATCCGCAGCAGCTTGTGTGCTTCCGTCAGTCCACCAAGTAAGGAGTGGGTATGGACGCTGCTATTTCTCGGCTGGCCCGCAATATTAAGCGCGGCGGCACTTCGACGGCTTGGGTCCCGCGCGACCAACGGGTGTCTATGCACTTGGGCCAGATTGGCAACGTCGACCTGTATAACGGGATCGTTGACTTCGAGTACAACGACCCGAGCGGACTAGTAATCCCCGGTGTGACCTTCCTGCAGACATATTCGGCGTCCAACCCGCCCGCCGAGGGGCACACGGTGTGGCTGCAGCACTTCGGTACTGATGTCATGGTGATGGGCCAGCAGGTAAACCCGACGAACATCGTTATTCCATCATGACGCAATGTTCTCCGTCCGGGCTCGGGGTGTTGTCCTTCAATATCGTCATCCCGCAAGCCGCCGACTGGCCGGGGATTAACTACCCGATCATCGGGCCTGACGGACAGCCGTATGACTTGGCTGGCTGTTCCGCTCGGGGTCAGATCCGCCCGTTCCCAGGTTCGGATGAAACCTACTTCACCTGGTCGACGAGTCCCACCGCCGATCAGGGGCTGATCACCCTCACTGATACCACGTTGAATATCCGGGTTCTCGCCGCTGAGTCAGTGGCGTGGGCTTTCACCCAGGGCGCCTACGACATCCTGCTTACCAACCCCGCCGCTCCAGTGGGATTGCGAACATCGCGGGTGTCCATGGGTTCCGTCACCGTCTCCCCCGAGGTTACTCAATGAGTGTTAAGCGCACGTGCATTTACTGCCAGCAGGAAGACGACCACCCCAAGCACGAACGGATTTTGCCTGGGTATGTCTCGGTGTACGGGCACATGGACTGCTGCGCCATGGCCACCGAGTGCGAGTTGTGCGGTCCCGTCGTGAAGGCCGCGGACGGCAAGCGCGGGGAAGACCTCCGCGATCACATCATGAGCGAGAAGGGCTGATTCCGTGGGAAACATCGTCACAGCTGAGGCGAACGCACTTCTGACGGCCAGCGTCACTGGCGCCGCGTACCCCACCACGACTACCCCCATCAATCTGGCGCTGATGACCACCAACGGTGACGCCACCACGGCGGGCACTGAGGTGACCGGGGGTTCTTACGCCAGGATGTCCACCTCTGGAACCTTCTGGGGGACCGCCTCCGGTGGCTCGATCACCAACAGCGCGGGCTCGGTCAGCTTCACCAGCATGCCGTCGTGCACGATTGTCGGCATCGAGCTGTGGGACTCTCACTCGGGTGCCGCACTTCGGCGTTGGTTTGGTCAGTTGACTGGCGGTGTCAGCAAGGTCGTGAACCTTGGTGACACGGTGACTTTCGCATCGTCGAGCATCACAATCTCGTTGACGTAATTAACCGGATAGGGGGAGGGTTGTCCTAAGTGGCGCTCGCATTCGCAAGCCTCACATCGTATCCGCCGACGACCACTACGGCTGCCGTCTCCAACGCGACCGGTGCGGTATGGGCGTACCCGTCGGGAATCGTGGCTGGCGATGCATTGATCCTGTGCGCGGTTAACAACAACCCCAACGGAGGCAGTGGCGCGTCGGGTACGTCGTTTTCGCTGCCGACCGGGTGGACGGTGATGGAATCCCAACCAGGGATCATCACGGATACCAGCGCCTATCTTTACGAGAAGACGGCCGTCGGTACGGAGTCAGGCACCAGCATCACACTCCGGCCGTCGGCTACCGCGCTGGTCGCCGCCGCGATCCTGCGGTACACCGGGGCCAATCCCGGTACACCATTTGGGGATACGGTGTCCGCGATCACTTCGGGGTCGTCCACTACTACGTCGCCAGCGAAAGGAACGTTGTCGCCCGCTCCGGGCGCCACCGATATGGTGGTACGGATGTATGGGTGGGCCCTGGATAGCTCCGGCGCTGGAGCCGCGGCGACCGTGCCCACTAGTGCGGGTACTGCGGGGTGGTCTACCCGACTTAACAATTTTACGAACGTCGGCAGCTCGTTCAACTGCGGTCTTGTCGTATTGGACAAGGTCAACGGCACGGACAATGTCACAGTGACAGCGGTGTCCTCTGGTTGGATGGTCGGCGACGCCGCGATCAAGGCTGCCCCAACTAGTTCGGCGCGTCCGACGAATATCAACCAAGCGGTTAAGCGCGCCGCCTACTACTAATAGAAGCGAGATGAGGTCGATGGAGGTGAGCCCCCAGTGGCTATCTCGAATATCAGATGGGGTGCCGCTTCGTCAGCGGCAAACACGGCCGGCACTGGCCTGTCGCTGACGGCAGCGTTTCCCACTGCGGGTAATGCGCCAGTAGATGGGGACCTCCTGGTAGTCGTCGCCAGAGCGTGGCGAAGCGCCACCACGTCATACCCCTCAACTCCGGCGACAGCCACCGGGGGCTGGTCTAGCAAAGATAACGAACAATTGGGCAACGCCAACACTAGTCCGACAGGTCCGTTGACAAACTCGATGCGGCACCGGATCTGGTCTATTTCCTACGACTCCAGTAGTACCGTTGCTCCGGTAATCACCTACTCAGCGTCTACCGTGACGGATTACATGACCGTCCAGATGGCTTGCATGACCGGCGCGGATTCGATCGATGAAATAGGCACGTGGACAGCGGCGACTTCGGCGTCCACCACAGTCATCGGTCCCGCGCCCGTGTTGTCGGGCCCGATTGTTGCCGGCGGGGCAGTGATCGTGCTGCTTGACCACGAACGCAAGCTGTCCTCGGGCTCCGTCCCGAACATCTCCGGAGACAGTCTGACGTGGACCCAGGGCGCGCAAGGCGGCACGACGGCGTCGTTCGGGTGGGCTAACTACTCCGCGCCGGTGCCGACCCAGACGTCGGTGACCGCGAAGCAGGCCACAATCTCCACTACGTCCGGAAAGGGATCGGGACACATGCTGTCGTTCCTCCCGGCTGGTGGAGGTGCATCTCCGCGCATTGTGTCATTCGCCGCGATCCAGCGCGCGTCTACCTTCTAAAAGGAGCTGACACATGCCCGATCAGTACATCGCCTCCAATGAAGCATTTTCATGCACAGCGGCAACGGCCATTTCTCCGCTGAGTATCTACTCGACCGGCGGCGCGCGTCGCATGAACCTGAACGAGATCGGGGTGTCCTTTAATGGCACTTCGTCCTCGGCGACGCCAGTGTTGGTGAGGATCGCACGTGCAGCTGGAACTCCCGGTGGATCGTCTCCTACTCAAACTCCGACACCTCTCGATCCCGCTGCTCCGTCCTCCTCTTTCTCAGCTACTGGCGGCGGCACGATCGGAAACTTGACCACGATCTTGCGTAGTTGGTATGTGCCTCCGACGTCCGCGATCGTGATCCAGTTCCCGTTGGGGCAAGAGCCCGATGGGCCTGCCACGACCAACTCCGGTCTGGCGGTCTACTGCAACGCGCCGGCAACAGTGCTGGCGTCGGTGTACATGGTCTGGACCGAGTAGTTCTCCTACCGAGAGGGGTGACCGGTGGCGCGTCTCGGTAGGGGCACTCCGGCGTACGTCGTGTGGGTGCGGCCGCACGGTTTCGCTACTTTCAGCGCGGCGGCGACTCTCTCCGCGACCACCGGACTGGTCAGTGTCGCGCTCGACACCGAACGCCCCGTCGCTGCCCTGAGTGCAGCCACCAGCCTGGCAGCGGTGGCGTTCGACACTCAGCTCCCGCACGCCACCCTGTCGGCCTCCACTGGGCTGGCCAGTGTTGCCACGATCAACTACGTCCCACACGCGGCGCTGTCGGCTAGCACGGGCCTATCCGCTGCCGCATCGGTCATCGAACTCCCGCACGTGGCGTTGGCGGCCACTACGGGGCTTTCTTCGGCCGCTAGCGACACTGAGCACCCCGTGGCTGCGCTCAGTGCGACGACGGGGCTCATCGCCGCCGCGTACGACGCCATCCCTGCCTCGGCCTCGTTGTCGGTCAACGCTGGGCTGACCAGCGTCGCCACGGTCAACTACGTTCCGCACGCGGCATTGTCGGCCAGCACGGGTCTGTCCGCGGTCGCATCGCCGACGGTCCTCCCGTCGGCGACGTTGCCAGGTATCGCCGGTCTGGCGCCGATAGCTACCGATGTCATCGGCGGTGTCGCTACGTTGAGCGCCTCCACGGCGCTTGCGGCGACCGCCATCGACGTCAGGAGCGCGTCCGCGACGCTGGCGGCCACTACTGGGCTGGCCAGTGCCGCCGGGGTCGTGGAGCTTCCGACTGGTGCCCTAACGGCCATCGCTGGGCTGACCGCCGCGACGTTCGTCATCGAACTCCCGACGGCGGACCTGTCCGGCCTCACACTCCTGTCGCTGGTGCCGACCGAGTTCGGTACGGCGGGGTTGTCGGCCCCCACGGGGTTGACCACCGATTTGTCGGTGACGACGTTCCCGATGGTGGCACTCGGTACCACCGCTGGGTTGACCTCGGTCGCCACCGACGTCACCGGTGGCACCGCCGCACTGATCGCGTCCACTGACCTGTCCGCCGTCGCCGTCACCGTTCGGGACGGTGGCACCGTCACCATGTCGGCGACCGCCGGGATGACCTCGGTGGCGCTCGGTGGCCCCGCGGGGTCCGCGACGCTCGCGGGGCAGTCTCAGATCGACATCGGCCCCTATCCGCTGTATCCCGGGCAGAACCTGTACCCGAGCGGCACTCTCTACCCGTCCACCGGTCCCTGGGTCCACATCTTCCCGAGCGCCACCCTGGCCGCCAGCGCGGCGATGGCCGTCACGGCTGCCGGTGGGCACATCCTTGCCTCGGCCACGCTGAGCGCCTCCACGGGGCTCACAGCGGACGCGACGCGGGTCAAGGTGGTGACCGCGTCGCTGAGTGCCTCCACGGGGCTCACGGTCGCCGCTTCGGTCACCCCGCTGCCCCAGGTGGCGCTGGCCGCGGCTACCGGGTTGACCACCGTGCCGGTGGACACCACCCAGGCAGTGGCGGCTCTGTCGGCGCAGGCAGCGCTGTCGGTCTCCGCCGCTCAGACGATCCCCGTTTCAAGTGCGCTCGCCGCGACCGCGCACTTGACCGTCGCGGCGACGCACACCGTTCTGCCCAGTGCGGCGTTCAGCGTCAGCACGTCGCTGACCGCCGCGGTACACGACACGCAGCTGCCGACGGCGACGCTGTCGGCGGTCACCGGGCTCACCTCCTCGGTCTCCGACACAGAGCTTCCCACCGGAGCACTATCGGCGGTCAGCGCGTTGGCGGCCGTGGCACGCGACACGACGTTCGCCACCGCCACACTGGCGACGCACGCCGCTCTGACGGTGGCGGCGGTCGGCGTTCACCTGCCGACCGCCTCGTTGGCGACTACCGCGGCTCTGACAGTGGCGGCGCACGACACCCAGCTCCCGCAGGTGGCTCTGTCGGCCACTGCGGCGCTGTCGGGGCAGGTTCACGACACCGAGTTCCCGGCGGTGGCGCTGCATGCGGTCACCGGGCTGACCACCACCCCGGTAGACACCACCCGAGCGGCGGCGGCGCTGACGGCGAGCACGGCGCTGTCGGTGACCGCGCGCGACACGCAATTCCCGCACGCCGCGTTGTCGGCCGTCACTGCACTGACAGTGGCGCCGCATCTCACCAAGTTCTCGTCCGCCACCCTGGCGGCCGTCACTGGGCTGACCGCCGCCGCGCGTGACACGCAGCTCCCATCCGCCCACTTGGCGGCTGTCGCTGGACTGTCCGCGTCGGCGTTCGTTGTCGAACTCCCGACCGTGCATCTGAGCGTGGTCACTGGACTGACTGCGGCGGCCGCGGTCAACCAGCGTCCGTCCGCCGCTCTGGCGGCCGTCACTGGGCTCGCCTCGTCGGCGTCTGTTACGACGTTGCCGACCGCCCACCTGACCGCCGCCACGACGGTGGGCGTCGAGGTCTCGGACATCTCGCTGCCGGCCGACGCGGTGCTGTCGGAGGTCAGCTCGCTGGTGGCGGCCGCGTCCGTCAGGGTGTTGCCGGCGGCGGCGCTGCACGCCACTACGGGGCTCACCTCGTCGGCGATCGTTACGCAGCACCCGTCCGCGACGTTGGCCGCCACCACGGAGCTGACCTCGGCGGCGTTCGTCACGCAGCGTCCGTCCGCCGTCCTTGCCGCGCACTCTGGCATGGCGGCACAGCCGCGCGACACGGTGTTCCCCACCGCACATCTAGCGCAGACCACCGGGTTGTCGGCGAATGCCACGATCGTGTATCACGGTGCGGCTGTGCTCGCGGCCGCGGCGGCGCTACAGGCTGTGGCCACCCATGGAGTGCCTCTGACCGCGGCGCTCTCGGCCAGCACCTCCCTGACCGCCACCGAGCACGTCACGGTGGTCGTCAACGCGGTGCTGACCGCGCACTCCAGCGTGTCCGTCGCGCCGCGCGACACCACCTTCGCCTCGGCGGTGCTGGGTGCGCTAGCTGTCCTGACAGCCACCGGACACCTGCGCCCGTGGGAGGCGTTCTCTGGCCCACCCACTCTCGAACAGGGCGTGCTGGCCGCCCAGGCGATCGTGCTCGGCGCGATCAGCGCCGCGTGCGCCACCGAGGCACAGAGTCCGCGAGCGAAGCTCGCGCAGTGCGTCGGATCGCCCCGGGCCGTGGGGGCGGCACCAGTGCCGGACATCAACGCCGGTAAGCCGGCTCCAGTGCGACGTTAAGGAGAGCTGAATGCCGACCTACCCGATGCCCTCCTGGACGAACGACCCGACCACCTCCGACCCGATCGACGCGGAGAACCTGTCGCTCTACAACACCGCGATCGATGGGCTGGACAGCAGGACGACCACCATCGAGGCGGCCGGCGCCGTCAACGCGCTGGCCACCGCGAAGGGCGACATGATCGCGGCGCACGCCGCCGCCGACATGTCGACGCTGCCCGTCGGCACCGACGGTAAGGTGCTCACCGCCGACTCGTCGGCGACGCTCGGCGTGGCCTGGGTGGATCCCGCGCCCGGCGGGGTGTCCTCGGTAACCGCCGGGGACACCTCGATTCACGTCGACAACACCGACCCGATCAATCCGACGGTCATCGTCAACCAGGCGAACCTGACCGTGGCGGAGTCGCAGGTCACCAGCCTGGTGACCCACCTGGCCGCCAAGCAGCCGCTGGATTCCGACCTCACCGGCATCGCCGCGCTCACGCCCGGCTCCGGCAACGTGATGGCCGCTGATGGCTCGGGGTGGATCAGCAAGACCTACGCCGCCCTGAAGACCGCGCTCGGGCTGACCAAGTCCGACGTCGGACTTGGCTCGGTGGACAACACCGCCGACACCGCGAAGCCCGTCAGCACCGCCCAGCAGACCGCGCTCAACCTCAAGCAGGACACCTCCGCCAAGGGTGCGGCGTCGGGCTACGCGAGCTTGGACGGCAGCACGAAGGTACCGATCGCGCAGCTTCCGACGGGCACCAGCTCGACCACAGTGACGATCGGGAACGACTCGCGACTGTCCGACAGTCGTACTCCGACTGGTTCGGCCACCGGCTCCTTGTCGGGCACCTACCCGAACCCCACCATCGCGGCGGGTGCGGTCGGAGCTAGCGCGATCGCGTCCGCGCTCATCGATCCAGCCGCCGCCACGGCGGGGCTGCGCACGCTGGGTACCACTTCCGTGCAGGCGGCGGCGGGTAACGACACCAGACTGAGTGACAGTAGAACTCCGAACGTGCACGCGTCCACACACGCCATCGGCGGCGGTGACGCGGTAACACCCAGCGCTATCGGGGCGGTGGATCTGGCTACCGTGGCGGCGGTGGGGGATCTCTACGCCGCCACCGGGTCGGGTACTGTCGCGCGACTTCCTGTTGGTAGCGATGCACAAGTATTGATTGCGGATTCGGCGCAGACCACTGGCTTGTCATGGGTGCCCGCGCCAGCGCCGGCCTGGTCCGGTCAGGTGGAGACATTGGCCGACTCGGCCACGCTGAATCCGGACGCGCAGAACGGCGCGATCAAGGGTGGGTCTTGCGCGTCGCTGAGTAGCGATACCACGCTGAACGCGCCCGCTAACGGTGCCGTACTTGCCGTCTACCGCGTACAAATCACCGCAAGCGGTGGTTCTCGAACTGTCACTCTCTCCGGATGGACAGGTACTAGTGACAACGCCACCAGTGCGGTCGTCGTCCCTTCGGGAAAGACCGCGAGCATCATCGGTGAGTACTGCGTAAATGGTTGGCTGTACGGCGGGTACACCCTGCAATCATGAGGAGTTGACCGATGGCGACCCCCGCGGCGGATTGGTGTAACTACGGAGTCGGAGCCGGCAAGAGCAATTACCAAATAGACTACTCGACCGCGACGGGCGCCGGCATCACAACCGCGACGCCATCGACGTTAGCTAGCTCGACCGGCATCAGCAATATCATGTACGCCTCGGCGGACAACAGCGCGATGATGCTGCGCTCGGACGTGGACGTGGACGTGATCGCCAGCAATGGATTCCCGCGCACCGAGGGGCGCGAGCGCGCCCAGGACGGCACGACGCTGCGCGCGTTCAACCCGCTGACCGGCGATCACTGGGTCGAGGTGTGGGAGAAGCCCACGCACCTGCCACCCGTGCATCCCTCCTACGTCATGCTGCAGATGCACGACGCCAACGGCGACATCATCGAGATCGCCATGCAGCCGCGCTCGGACTTCGCCACCAGCGGGCTGTGCGAGATCGTCGCCCGGATCAACGGATCCTCGCGGGTGCAGATCGGCGTGGACGGCGGCGGGAACGCGATCTACTACGTGTGGCCGAAGCTGGTGGCTACGCACGTGTGGGGCGCCTGGTACCGCCTCAAGATCTACGTCGGCGCTATCCACTCGGGCGTGACCGGGTACGAGATCAGTTGCAACACCGTGACCGTCAAGAACACCGACAATGTGAACATGCCGGCAATGGCGACATCGGGCGCGAATAGCTACTTTAAATGCGGTATGTATTTGCAGACCAAATGGACCGGCAGCGGTACTGGTGGTTTGGAAACAGACCGAAACGAATACGGTGAGGCCGCCTTCCGCGATTTCCGTACGCACCATAATGGCGAGACCGACACCTCCGTGCAGGTGCGCGGGACGGATCGGTTGGACACGGTCTCTGGCGTCGCCTGGGGAGCGAAGGCGTCGGGGCACCAGACAGTTCCTTTGACTTCTGGCGGAACGGGCATCAATCTGACTCCGGGGCTTCCGAGCGGACTGGTCGACGGCGACATGATGTTCTGCATCGCTCGAAGCAGCCGGGGGATTAACTCAACCAGCACCACCGCCGCAACTTCCGCCGCTCCAGGTCCGAACAGCGCACCGTCTTCGCCGAACATCGCCTTGGGGTGGAATAAACTTATCAGCACCCACATGCCCTTCGCGGCGGGCACAGACAGCGCGTACCCGTCAAGTCTCCTGCTGCAGGTCCACACTGTGCGGTGGCAGCTTTGGTCGAGGCCGTGGGTATCCGGCGACACCGCACCAACGGTGACCTATGCAGCCGGGAATACGCTCACGGACACGATGACCGCGCAGATCTTTAAATGCTCGGGCTCGAAGGTGTCGGGCGATACCACGGAGATATTTGATCAGCCGCCCAATGGGCTGGACATGACCAACCCGGCCGACAACACCAACACTATTACGGGGATCAACTACGCCAGCGCGACCAGCACGACCGTGCTTGGTCCGACCGCTGCGTTGGCCGCCAACGCGGTGGCGGGAGCCCTAGCGATCGCGTGCTGTTACCACGAGACCAACGCAACCAACACCACGATCGGTGTGGTGACCGGCGGCTCGGACGGGTTGACGTGGGCGGAGGGTGGTCAGGCGGACACCACGACGGTCACGCCGGCTGCCGCTACCACTGCGGCTGCCGCCGGCTCCGAGGCTGACGAACCAGCCTGGGCGCACGACTGGGCGATCGTGCCCGCCACCGCCGGGCAGGCCATCCCCGCCAAGCAAGCCGCCGCCACGATCGCGGCGGACGCGAACAAGCCCTCGACTCTCACCCAGGCAGGCAGCGGATGGGGGGTGCTGTTCACCCTCACGCCTGCTCACCGGCGGCACCGCCGGGTGCGAGGCGTCAACTAGTCGGGCCGGTAGGCGCAGTTGCGGCAGACCCGCCAGGAGGTCCACTCGTCGTCCAGGCCCTGCCGCCAGGCGGTGGTCACGTCGTGGCGCCCGATTCGGCAGAGCGTCGCGCCGGCCAGCCGGCCGCTCCAGCGGTAGTCCCAGGCCATCTTCAGGTGGTTGCGCGTACCGCCGTAGAGGCCGCGGCAGTACGCGGAGCCCGGCCAATGGTCGAGCGGGTGAAACTGGCTGAAGTCGAGCTTGTCCGCGCGGATGCGCGGTGGACCTTGCTCTGTCATGTCGGTGCCCGTGACGTGGGCTAGCCGGTGAGGTTGGGTAGCCGGTCAGGGAGGACCCGAAGGCCCTGCCAACAAGTATGTGCACCCAGAGGTTGACTCGCTTGCGCGCCCTGCCGGAGTTCGAGCGTAGCAGATACTCAGCAGACGTGACGCGGATATAATCGAACCATGGTGTACGTCGGCCAAGCCAAGCGTGACTACCAACTTGCCTGGATCAAGCGACGTCGTGACGCATGGCTCAGGGAGCACGGTCCATGTTCTGTCTGCGGGTCCACCAGTGATCTTCAGGTGGACCACGTCGACCCCTCGATCAAGGCCATGGAACCGGCTCGCATATGGAGCCTCTCGGTCGAGAAGAGGGAGGCGGAACTGGCCAAGTGTCAGGTGCTTTGCAGGGAGCACCACAAAGCGAAGACCCGCGCAGAGCAGGCTTCCATCCCCGAGCATGGGACTCGCGCTCGCTACACCCGCAAGGACGAGTACAGGTGCCGGTGCACTTCGTGTCGTGCGGCGAACGCGGAATACATGAGACGGCTTCGTCAGCGTCTCTCAGTTGCGGGGGCGGGACTCGGACCCGCGACCTCTGGATTATGAGCCCAGCGTGCTACCAACTGCACCACCCCGCTATGCCTGTCGGCACCGCCCCGCCCGCCCTCCACAGGAAAGCGGGGCAGTTCTTTGCCGTCAGCGATGCGAGACTACCTCAAAACCCTCGTTCGTGCTTCATGTCGGCGGTGAGGTCGTCGAGCTTCCGGATGAACTCTCCGAGGTCGATGTCGTGCAGGACGTGCGTGGTCTGCGCGGTGGTCTCGTCCTCGTAGACGATGTGCACCTCGATGTCGGAGAAGGCGCACGTCTCGCAGTAGCCGCCCCAGGTCGTCTCCTGATCGACGGAGATGACGCGGTCGATGCGCTGGACGCCAGCACGCTCCATGTAGCGCTTGACGACCTCGAAGAACGTCAGAGTGCCCGGCTCGCTCATGCCTCCTCGCATCGCTTGCTCACCTCCAACTTGCCCTCGCGCCGCTCCCGGCGCCGAGTCCGACGCTTCGTGTAGGACGCGGCGCCAGCGCGCTTCGCGTAGCAGTACAGGCGCCGCCAGCCGGTGTGGATGTCCTGCTCGTGTCCATCGTTGGTGATCTGGCGGCGACCCATACTGCTACGCATCGTCCTACCCCTCCCAGGGCCAGCGGCCGTCACGGCCGGCTTCCAGCATCGGGATCATCTTGAAGGTCGAGTCCGTCAGGCCGCCCAGCTGGTGCCGGTTGCCCTTGCCCGGCAGCATCCCCTTCTCGTATCCCGCGAGGTTGAAAGCGTAGACCGGGATGTGCGCCGGCACCTGGTCGGACACGTTGCCGTGCCAGCCCCCGTTGAACGCCTGCTCGTCGGTCAGGATGACCACCCGGTCGTGTCCGGCGTAGGTGGCCTTCAGCGCGGGCGCGGTACGAGTACCGTGCCCGACCTCCCCGATCCGGTTGGAGAACGCGTTCACCGTGTTGAGCACCGACCCACCGGCCGGCACCGGGT